CATTAATAGTGCGTGTAATCTCACAATGTCGACGACAGTTATAACGCCGTTCAGAGGAGATCAATTACCTACCATTAGAACTGAAGAAGCCCACAATTGTATGCTTCATGCAGTTAAAGATGCCATTCAGGTGCAATTTTACACTACGACTGAGCAACTTGAAATGATAGGACGCTACTTCCCAAATCGCGTAGTCAAACCAGCGATAAACTTAACTTGGAACCCACATCCAGTTCAAGCAACATTAAATCGGGAAGCTTATAATGACATCAATAAAACATTAAAAGTGTCAAAAGGTAAGCAATTTAATATATTAGAAATAGGATCAGCACATCGTGAAGCATCTATAGCTACACATCATTGTATTAAAATAGATGATTTAAGAACGAGATCACGATATACACAAACAGGTACCAATCAATATCTATTCAAACAAAATATGACTGGCCTACAATTAGTAGAAGCAAGTAATAATAGATCAAATTGTTTATGTACTAAAGGAGCACAACACTGTGATTATCAGGCAATGGTCGGATATTCAGTTGATGTGGCTTATGACATACCATTCGCTGACAATTTAAAAATAATGAAAAAACATGGATTAAATATAATGTATCATTATCTATTTCTACCACCAGATATAATGGAACCAAGATTATCATATGTTACACAATCAGCATATGGAGTACGATATTCAGAAGAAGATGTGTATGTGGGCATGTTGAAGAAAAAGACCTTATCGAAATTTTCATATGGTGATAGTTCATTCATGTATACACACGATAAAAAGAATTTGATGGATTATATGACTAATACTGTCATAACTGATGGTGAATATGCCGTAACAGTTGAAATCGATCGTTCTTGGGGAATATATCATCGTTTGAAATTTGTATGTCACCGAACAATTAAACCAACATACTATTTAGGTAGTTTAAAAACACAACCATTTTATATGGAAAGGGAGAATGTATATGAACACGTATATCAACAATGGTGTGTTATACCTAACTTACACAGATTAGTTATGTTAGGATTTGATAAAAATATGGGACATGAAACATTAATCGTACCAAGACAATTTTATGATAAGGCCATAGGCTTCTGTTCCAGACAAGATGACAACAAATTTGGATACAATGCTTTTATAGCCTTTTGTCAGGCATTAGTAACAACTATAACATTCCAAAATGCCATTATATGGGAAGGATTCGTAGCAGCACTCACATTATGGCCACAAATAGCTGTATCAATCTTTTTAATAGGTGCAGCCAATCGTCAAGATAGGTCACAAATAATAAGTAGCTTCTTCAAAGAGCTTAAGTACAATGGTCGTGATGTTGCCAAATTCTTCCATGAAATGTTCACACACATAAAGAATGTGATGAATCCATTCTATAATTACAACAGAATTAAAAATAAATTATATACCACAGATGTCGATATGAGATTAGATAACACTGAATTCAGATGTTTATCGGCATTACCATTAAGAACCTACAAATCACGTGGAATAACATTCGCACCATTCACAACAATACGAAAATATGAATATAAAATCAATCACAAATATGAGAACGTAAAGCAATCTACAGATGCAGTCGAGCTTATTGCTAGCAATGACACTGCCTCGTCGGACCCTAATTCGAAAGAAACCGGAGGTAAACCAAATAAGGAAATAGAATACGTTGAATCTCATGAATTGATATATGATCCACCAGCTGATGGAAAATGTGGCTTACATTTATTGAAATATCTTAAACCAGATCATGTTATATCTGGCGACGGTGATTGGATGGATATATTTGAATTAACAGAGGAATTGGAATTGTTAAAAATCAATTATGTGTTACATATGTACAATGAAGGTAAGTTGATACACATATCAAGAAAAATAACCAATGATGATAAACATGTAGGTATTATGCTTAAGGGAGGGCATTATACATTGGTTAAATGTGATTGTATATGTTTCAACAGCATATTATCCAATTATCAAGATTTGGAAATCAATGAAAATTCAGTATATTGTAATGCAGCCAATCGATTAAGAACGGATGGCCTAGGTCAAGCTAAAGCATTTAGACAAATGTTTGATGGCTATGATGACACGACATCAGATTTACCAATCACCACACAGTTATTCGAAGGAATTAAACTTGCCATATTAAATCCGTTGGCTAATAAACAAACAGATGAAAATTATCGAATTATAAATGATGAATTACTTAAATTTGCCGAAGGTTCAGACATCTATCTACCATTTGTAGGCACTGGTTTGTTCGGATTATCACATGATTATTTGAAAATATTTAAAGATAAATCATATATTTTCGTGTCAAATAACGAGAAGGATTTCAATAAATTACGGAATGTCAATAAGAAACAAATAGAAATACAAATACCCGAAATTCAACAAACACATGATAGTACAATACAAATTAGGTTAGATCAACAAAGGTTAAATGAATCAGTTAACAAAAGTGATAACCAGCTGAAATCTATAATGGATGATATTAAAACAAAACAAATCGTCGCTGATACAATAAATGATATGTTAGATAACATAGACGATGATCTTAGGTGTTTACAGTGTCAAATGATAATGACGAATTTATCACAACGTGCTATTGATGAACATGTCAATGCACATATGAAAGGTGGTGGTGTTTTATGTGTAACACATACGCCACTAGAAATACAACCAATAGAACCAGATAAAGAACTTTGGCAATCATTACCGAGAGAACGTAATTACACAGGTCGAGTGGTTAATAAGATCAAGAAATTAATGACTTATGATGATCACAAAAAACGTATAGTTGAGATGTCATATTCACCGGGTCATTTTGCTGAATGGTGTGATATGAACAATTTCAATTACACGGGTTATCATTATACTGGTAAGGGTGCATTACCCATAGGTTACAAATGTAAAAATCATATGGAATATAAAAGCTTAGCACATGTTATACCAACTGGTGAAGTTTGTTTAATAGATATTGGTGATGAATATGTTTTTAATAAAGAAAGACAAAATTATGCAACATTCATTAAAAACATAAGTGACAAATTTCATACAATAATAATCAAAATGTTTGGTTTACAACATGATGGTGTTAGCACTATTATAAAATCATTGAACAAAATAGGTGGTACAATAAACATAATGAAACCGGATGAATCAAAAATTAATAATAGTGAATATTATATACGTATAGATATAGACCACGACCGTAAACAAGCAGTTAGTGAAGTGACACAAGTCGCTGAAGAGATTATAAATCCTTCACGTGATGATGACGAAAGTACATTAACATTCGGTGTAAATTATGCACATCTGATGAACTATCGTAAGTCATTAGATTCAAAAAATAAAATACATGAAC